GACGCGGCAGCCGCCAGCGCCACCGATTCTCAGGAAGACCCTCAACTGACCCGTTGGGCCGATGCACTGCGCCAGAACCCAAAGCGGCTGACCCAGATCCCCAACGAGCAGCGTGTCGCGGCTATCGACCTCGCGCTCAAGCGAGTCCACGAAGCCACCGTCGCGGAGTGGCAGGGAGAAGCTGAAAAGCACATCCCCAACCTCATCCAGCAGGCCTACGAGAAGGGCTTCAACGAAGGCTCAACTCAAGGCCGGGATGCCGCCACCTTCCGCGAACTGGAAGCCCTCGAAGAGGAAGACCCGCAGGCCTTCCTCGAAATCACCCGGAACGACCCTGCGAAGGCCCGCCGCTTCTACGAATGGAAGGAGACGGGGAAGGTCGAGCAGGAAACCGGGGTCAACGCGGAACTGCGCCGCGAAGTGGACGCGATGAAGGCCAGCCTCACCCCCGAGGCCACCGCCATCCTCCGTGAGAACGCCCAGAAGAACCCGGGCATCTACCGCTTCGACGCCGCCGGCTCCGCTCGCTTCCTTCGCGACGCGCAGGCCGCGCTTCACCAATCAGCCAACGAGAAGACCCGCAAGGAACTCGAAGCCCGCGCAGAGGCCGAGCGCCGGAAGAAGGCCGCGGAAGCTCGCAAGAAGCTCCCCAAGCCCGAATCCGACGACCGCACCGGCAAGCCCCCTGTCTCAGGCGGCTCCGTGACGGACCTCATCACCGCCGGGTGGGGGTTCGGAAAAAAGTAAGGGGTAACTCACCGTGGCTACGTTGACGCTCGCGCAGTACGCGCAGCTTGAAAAGCAGCCGCTTGCCAAGGGAATCATGATGGGCATCAGCCAGGAAGGGCTGATCGCGGACATCATGAACTTCCGCAACCTCGACGGGGCGCTCTCGGAAACGGGTGTCCGCTACGACGAGGTTATCGAGCCCGACTGGATTCCGCTGGACGGGACAATCAACTCGGGCACGGCCAACGGCAAGCCGCTCGCCTACTCGGTCTACCAGATGGCCAAGCACATCGACGTGCCGGTCCTCCTGGACAACAACAACAAGACGCAGCTCGCTCGCGCTTCGGTGCAGCAGACCAAGCTCGCCATCAAGGGCGCCGCTTACAAGGTCAACGACTGCTTCATCAACGGCGACCAGGCCTCCGACGCCAACCAGTTCGAAGGCATCAACAAGATCGTCGGCCAGATGGGCTCGACCCAGATCATCACCCCCGCGTCGGAAATCGACATTTCGACGTACAACTCCACCGAGGCCAACGAACTCTTCGACAACCTCGACAAGATGTTCTGGGCCTGCGAAGGCCACAAGCCCGACGCCGTCTTCTGCAACGACCTCTTCCTCCTCCGCTTCGAATCGGTGCTCCGCCAGGCTCAGCTTCGCGGCAACACCTACGACTGGGTGGAAGCGACGTTCAAGATCGACGACCCGCGCCGGACGCAGCGCACCGCGGCCACGAAGCCGGCCTACACCTACAAGGAAGTGCCGTTCTTCGACATCGGGGTCAAGGCCGACCAGTCCACCCGCATCATCACCTCCGGCTACACCGACTCGCTGGGTTCCAACCACACCCGCGTGTTCGCCGTGAAGTTCGGTGAGGACGACGTGGAAGGGCTGCAGGCCGCCCCGCTGCAGGTCAAGGACATCGGCAACAACACGCTCGAGGACAAGGAAGTCATGCGGAAGCGCCTGACCTGGACTGTCGGCCTCGGCGTGTGGGGCCCGCGCTCCATCGTCCGCCTGGACGGCATCAAGACCTAATCCTCCGGCCCTCCCAGGGGCTGTGCGCTACGAAAGGTGTTCATCGTGAACCTCATCGCTCTCATCCTCACGGTTGTTTCCACGGTTGCGGCGAAGTTCTTCAGGGTCCTCGTGGCCCCGCCGAACGTCGCCTACGGCATCTACGACAACAACCTCGCGTTTCGCAGCACCACGGACTCGCTCACGCAGACCGAGACCTCTTCGGCGCTAACCCTCAACGGCACCCCGGCCGGCGGCCTGGCACTCGTCATCGACATCCCGAAGCAATCCATCGGGGACACGATGCAGGTGACCTTGCAGCACAGCACGGACAACTCGACGTACACGAACCTGCTGGTGATTGAAACGGTCGCTTCGACCACGGCCGCGATTACCACACCGAAGAGACTCGTCCGCCGCTTCCACTCCCGCGCGAAGTACTACAAGACGGTGACCACGGTCGCCGGCACCTCCCCGGACTTCGGGGCGGTGGGCATTCGCGTGGGCGACATGGAGCAGTGGAACCACCTGGCTGTCGGTCAGAACCCGACTTCGACCCAGCCGTACTAGAGCCGCGAAAGCGGGAGCCCTCAGGCCGGGGAGCAGCTGTCCCCTCCCCGGCCTACCAAAACTCTCAGGACAGGAGAGACATTGGAACCGATTAGCTCAGTCGCCATCGCCACGCCGTACGTAGGCCCGGGCCTCCCGGAGTACTACGTCAACGCGCTCTGGGGGTTGAAACGCCCCCCGGTGCCGTGCAACCTCTTCTTCGTCCACAACCGCCCGGTAGACGTGGCCCGGAACGCCCTTGCGAAGGAAATCCTGCAGGGCCCGTTCTCGCACATCCTCTGGCTGGACTCGGACATGAAGTGGCCCGTGGACCTCTTGGCGAGGCTCCTGCGACACGAGAAGCCGATAGTCTCGGCAACCTACTTCTCCCGCACCGACATGCCCATCCCGCACATCTACCGCTACTTCGGCCAGAAAGAGGACGGGTACACCTACTACACGTCGATGGGCCGGGAACTCACCGAGTGGCTCCTGAAGCACCCCGACTGGAAAGACCGGCCGAACGTCGCCGCCTTCGCGCCGGATGGCAGCGAACTGGTGGAATGCGACGCCTTCGGCTTCGGCGCCGTGCTGATGCGCCGGGAAGTCCTCGAGGCTGTGGGTTATCCATGGTTCGAGTGCGATGCCGACTCCGGCGGCGCCGAAGACTTCGACTTCTGCGAGAAGGCCCGGGCCAAGGGCTACACCCTCTACGCCGACTTCTCCCTCCAATGCGACCACGAAGCGAAGTTCTCCTTCATCGGGCGCGCCGAGTTCGCGGACACCTGGGGCACCGGCGAGCCGGACGGCTACACGTGGAGCGAACCGGTTGAGGTGGAAGTCCGGGCGAACGGCGCCCGCCACCGTCCCTCGCGGAAGCTGGAGAGTGCCCACGCATGATCGCCACCTTCACCTTCCCGGCCGACGTTGAGGGCTACCTCTGGGAGCCCGAGGGCGAGTTGCTGTTCGAAGCCGCCCGTCGTGTCCCAAAGGAGCACGTCGTCGTCGAGCTCGGGAGCTACAAGGGGCGGTCCACCATCTGTTTGGCCCAGGGGCACGACCTCGTCATCGCGGTGGACCACTTCAAGGGCGAGCAGAGCATTGAGCCGATCACCCAGCACTTCGACCACATCACCGGCGATTACCGCGCCGAGTTCGAGCGCAACCTCGACAAGTACGGAGTCCGGGCCAATGTCCTGGTGACGCCATACGACACCGTGACGGCCGCGAAGATCTGGGCGAGCAAGACGGTGGGCCTGCTGTTCGTGGACGCCGCGCACGACTACGAGTCGGTCTCACAAGACCTTCGCGCGTGGCTGCCGCTGATGGCGCCCGAGGGCTACCTGATCCTGGACGACGTGAACACGCCCGGCGTGGGACGGGCCATGAAGGAACTGGATTGGGAGACCATCGATACCACGCAGAAGATGGCCATCCTTCGGAGGAAGCAGTAATGGACTTCGATGTCTACAAGGACTACGAGATCGCGACCCTGAACAAGGACTACTCCGGCACGGCGTTCGGGGTGGACTTCCAGCGCGGCTACGCGCGGGTCTACGGTCTCCCGCAGGACGCGACCGAGGAAGACGTGTTCCAGCGCCGCCGCTCATTGCTGGAGTTCGAGGCGGCCGGCGAAGGCGTGTTCTCCACCGAGGACGCCGACGGCCGCCCGCAGAAGATCCGCGGCAAGGTCTACACCATCACCGAGTTCAACCCTCGCGCCAAGCGCAGCGACCTGACCTGCCCGGACTGCCACAAGGAGTTCGACACCCAGGTCGCCCTGACCGGGCACAGTGGAGTCCACGCGCGGGCACGCTCGAAGGAACTGGTGGGCTGACATGCAGTTGCTCAACCTCATCGAACAGGGACTCAGGAACGGTGGGACGTTCAACTTCGACCCGGCCTCGGTGACGATGTTCGGGAACCTGCTGGACGCCGTCGATCGGATTGACCGCCTCACCCCAAGGCCCAGCGAAGAGCAGATGGAGGCGTTGCCCGAGGATTCGCGCGACGCCCTCACGTCTCTCTGGGCCGCGCTTGACCAACTCCGTGCCTGGACACCCCGGCAGGACGAGCCGCAGGTGCGCCTGGTGGACCGCACGGGCGCGCCGCTGAGTGCGAAGCAACGCCGGCGGCTGGTGGCGGTGCATTGATGGCAGAGACGACGTATCCGGTGCGCAGCGTGCTCATTCACGGCGAAGCGGCGCGCGCCTGGATGCGCGCTCGAGCGGAGCAACGCGAGACGTCGATCTCGGTGCATGACGCGGAGACGGCCGCGAAGGCGCTGGGCGACGAGGGGAACAGTCAGCATTGTCCCTTGTGCAACGAGTACCTGAGCACGGCTGTCTTCGTACAGCACGCGGCGCAGTGCATCGAAGCGCGGGGGCGAGCCTGGCGCAATCAACGGGACAGAGACCCTGGCTTCCGCGACCTCTTCCGGGTCGGTAAGCGACTGATCGTATTCGGGCACACGCCGGGAGGTGGCGAATGAAACAGGACCTTGGCAAGGCCAGCTTCGAAGAGCTGGACGCGCACAAAACGGAGCTCTACCGGGAAGAGCTGGCGCTGCGGGAGCGGAAGCTGGCGGTAGAGGCGGCGATGCAATCGAAGCTCGAAGAGCATCACAAGGCGCAGGCGGCGGCTTCGCCGGTGCTGGGCGACGGC